CTAGGACGACATGACAGGTTCACCAGAGTCGTCCGACAGCTGCCACCAGACACAAAACGGCTCGATTGACTGAAGCCTGATACATGCATCGAACTGGGTCTCAACTTCGTCCTCGTACTCGTGGCCGGGGTTATCGACCAGCTCGTAAGTCAGGATCATTTCATAATCTCCATTATGCGAAGCGCCCCTAGGTAGGCTTGCGACAACGAGGACAGGCCTTCGCGGGCCATTGCGGCGGATTCCAGTACAAAACGCTGCACCAACCGCAGCGCGTGTGTCGAAAGATGCTGAACATGGTTTTGCTCCATTGCCTGGATGGCGATTACGGTTCATTCGGCGGAGTGGTCCTGCCTGCGGCCTTGGCGGAAACCGGGTCCCGTCCGCAAGCGGACTCCCCCCAGTTATCCGCCTGCGGCCTTGTCAGGGGTCTTGCCGGCGAGTGATACGGTCGGCAACGCGGATATGACATAGCCCAGGTCATAGCCCTTGTACTCAAGGCCGATGACGGTCGGTGACTCGTAAGTAATCGTATAGCCGGCGTCGGTCAGGTCACGGAAGGACACCTGACGGATCGGCTGACCGTTTTGAGCGACGGTGATATATCCCGCGAGGTATGGCCGGGAATTACCATCTTGATCCGGTCGATCACCCTTCATCAGCGCGGAGAGGAAAAGCTGATAGCCCTGGTACGGGTGTAGCTGCTGTTCCGGTCCACGTGGCTGCGCCACTTCGACAACAGGTGCTGCGGGCTCTTGTTGAGCCTGGGAAACAGCGGCTGGCTCAGGGCTTTTGACTCGTGGAGGCGCTTTGCCGGAATCGCGGTTGAGGTTCCAAGTAATCATGCACGCGGCAATGATGAACATAATGGCTGCGCCCTTGAACGGCCAGCGCTTCCAGATCGGGACGATGTCGTTCGCTTCGAGTTCTGCAGCTGCAGATGATGACCTAGTGTGACTCTTCCAGAATCCGAAGTAGGTTTTCTCATACTGGCGGATCGAGGTATTGACGACTTCACCGCGCAGCCCATCCTGAACCTTGCGGATATAGCGATCATTGGTGCCGAAGGCTGTTGCCTTCTTGCAGCGGTACACGACCTGGACGAGGTCGCGGATCGCCCGGTTGATCTTGCCGTAGCTCTGAGTGATCAGCAGGACGTCAGCACCCTCGTGGCGGTGCAGGGAATACCACTCCTCGACCTCGACCGGTGTGCCACGAACCGGAAGCGCGAGGTGGCATTCGTCAATGATGTAGAGCGGGCCTGTACCGGTTCCCTCCTGCCGCCATGGGTCGCCATAGTGGCTTTCCTGGCTGAAGGGGCGAACGAGCCGGGTGCCCTCCTCCCTGGTCTTTGGATCGATATAGCGTTCGGTGTAAGGCTCGCGTATTTCGATCAGGTGGCAGTATTCCGGGAAATACGTCTGGAACTTCTCCATGACCAGGGCAAGATTGGTAATGACCTTGCGCCCTTGCTTCAACGCGGGAAGCAAGTGATAAACAACGGCTTCGTGTGACTTGCCGCCACCAGGCTGGCCGAGCATCAGGTTGATCATTACGACCCCCAGCGAACAAATGGGATAGTTTGAAGCGTGAACCGAATTACGAGGGCTCCGACTACGATAGTGATAGCTTGAGTTACTCCAATCGCGCCCATCATCTGCACAGTTTCAGGCGGGATCAGGCTGTAATACGTTTGAGGATCAAAGGGGGCATCGATGGCGTTTAGCGCGGACACCGCAATAGACAGCAGCCCCTCAAACAGCCAGCAGATCGCGTCGGTGGCAATGTTCCAGAGGTCGATGAATATCTGTTTGAAAACATCCAATAACCACTGCGCGGTGTTAACGAACTTGGCAAGTACGGCAGTAAAAAACCTTCCAATAGCTTCCATGACTCAGCCTCCAAATGTAAGCGCGCGGGCGGTGAATACAGCCGTCACCAAGAGGATCATTTTGATGAAGTCGAATATCCAACACATATTCCAAAAAGAGATTGATCCGTAATTTGCCCATGAGGCGATATTGAAGGACAGCCCGAACGTCGGACATGTACCGGAAAAAGTCGGGATGAAGGACTTGAGGAAGCCAATAAAGGCAGAATTGCCAATGTCAGCGCTGACTTGGTTCCATACGCCCGAGAGCCCGTCCGGGTACTTTTGCTCGTAAAACGGCGTGACTTGAGGGAACTCAGAATCCGTGAACTCAATTGGTTCTTCTTGGTCTTCGGACTGCGGCTCCTTAAGCGGCGGGGTACTTGGATCAGTTGTATCTGCTACAACCTCCGTGGTTGTTTTGCCGTCCGTTGTAGTCGTGGTCGTTGTAGTGGTTCGATAGGTGAAGTGGTTTTCCGTGTATGTGTAGTCGTACTTGTTTTGTACGGTAGTGGTTGTCGTTGTGGATGTTCCGTCCGGGTTCGTCCTTGTCGTTGTCGTAGAGACAGGCGGTGTGGTTTGGCTAGACGGACCATGGTTTGGTCGGCGATCCACAAGGTCGCGATAGCACGCTTCCGGAGAAAGCGAGCCGGCACACTTTGCCTTGGTTAGGTCCCGCAACCAATCAGAGTTGGTTACTCGGGCTATTGCATCCTCGAGGGACTGATAGTCCGCATCCGCGAATGGCCGTGCCGCACCTTGCGCAACACATGACCTCGCTTGCGTGGAATACGCAGAACCTGCAGGACAGGCCGTGCCGCTACGAAGGACGGTTACGGTTTGCATGGCCCCAAATGCGGTGTTTGAGGGCATCAGAAAGCAGGAAACACTCGTCTCGCCGGAACCGCTAATGACGTAGCTAGCGACTTGCATCTGGGTCGGTGGATTCGAATTCTGGTGCATAACGTAAGTGCCGACTGGATAGGCGGCCTGGCATGCATCCTTCGGGTTATAGCGGCGATAGGCCGTCGAATATCCCGAGACGTTCCAGCCGATAACCGTCGTTGATTCTGGGGTGCCGGTTAGCGGCGCTCCATTGAGGTCGGTCACGGTTAGTTCGCCGGTTGTAGGGTTTACGGATGCGCCCGGAATTTGGTCTATCGCCCATCCGACTGCAGCACTCGCCAGTATGGCGGGGACGTTCCCGCCCCTGATCGCGGAAGCCGCAGACTTGGCGACCTTAGCGGGATTGATAGTTACAACGGGCTTGATGGCGACTTTGACTTTTGGGCCTGTCGCGCCGGAAGACGGCAGACTTTGGCCCGCCTGGAATCGAGAACCGGCCGTATGTTCAGCAGTGAACTCGGGCCCAAAAAACGCAGCGTCACCGTATGGAAGGCCGACTGCCTTTTGTGCGGCATTCATTATGTTGGTGAACGTGGACGTGGGCGTCGAGACTTGAGTTGCCGAATGGGCAGTTTGGAAGGTGGCTATTGCCAGGATTAAAACCGCTGATTTACTCCAGTAATGAATGCCCATCCGCCGAATACTCCGCCAATGAATACGAGCGAATAGGCGAGCATCGCCAAGTCCGCCGCTGTAAGTGCTATTTGCGCTTCTTCCATAATGAATGAAGGGGCCGAAGCCCCTCCCCCGAAGAGGGCCGTTAGGCCTTCTTCACGCCACGCTTGCCGAGGTCGATGCCCTTGAATGCCATGGCGATGCCGATAATGAGCACGCCAAGGGTGCCAACCCAAGTTGCGACGGTTGCCAGGTCTACTGCTGCGAAGATTTCTGCCATTTTGTTGCTCCTTACAGTTTGCGAATGACGCCGATAGCGACGCCGAGGGTTATTCCCAGGCCCCAACAGGTGACCGTGAGAAAGAAGCCAGCGGAAAACACCGCAGTTACACACTCAGCGGTTAGTTGTGCGGTGCAATCCACTGTTTTGTTACTCCGTTACTTCTGAATTACAAAAAGCGCAAAGGGTGCCGCCTTCAGGATCGTCAACAACAGCGAACTCCGATCCATCTGAATCTTCATCGAACTCTTCGCCGCATTCGTCGCAGACGAAGGTGTCCATTAGTTCGCACCTACTGCCTTAGGAGCAGGAGCTGAAATGCGGCGGGCTTGACGCGGGTCAACTTCGAAATGGATGCGGTCATCCTTGATCGAGCAGATGACGTCGCACTCGTAATGACCGACCGGCAGCACTTCCTGCTGGGAGGCGGCGTAGTAGCTGAACTTCTGCGGGTACGGAACGCCCGGCAGATGTGCGAAGGCCTCGGCCATCCAATAGGGTTTCTGCGACTTAGCAGCGATGCCGGTACGGAAGTTGCCGGTGGTTTCGATCTTCATAGTCATAGCCATGGGTATTGCCTCTTAAAAGCCGAACAGGTCGGCAACGCAGGGAGTGCCACGCTCTTGGCGTTCCAAGAACCATTGGCGTTCGGGCTTGATGCCCTAGGACTGGCGAGCCTCGAGCGCTGCCAGGGTTTCGTTTACTTGCTGCTGCAGAACCGGATTCACGAATGGCCGGGCCTGCTGTTGCTCTTGAAGGCGGCGACGCTGGCCGCTGGTGAGCTGGGTGCCTTGGAAGCTGACGGTGCGAAGGGTCATGCCCTCCCCCGGCTTGCTTTCGGTCATCTGGATCATGGGCGGAACTCCAAACGCACGAGGTAGAGCGCGATGGCGCCACCGGCGAGGGTGGCCAGCAGAGACAGGGTGGCGGAGATCATTTGCGTGCCGCCCATAGCGTTAGGAAGCACACGAACAGCAGGCCGAGGCACACACCCGCACCGATGTCGTACCAAATCTCGGTCATGCGGCCACCTGCAAATGGTTCGGGCGCTGATACCAGCTCGGGATGGCCAGCACCGTCGACTTGGTGATCTCGCGGGCCTGACGGACGAAGACGGGCGCGAAGCGGCTGGTGTCGCAGGCGTTGCGGATGTTGATGCCGATGCGATTGAGGCGAGCGGCATGCTCTTGGACGGCGGACTTGTTGAAGTCGAACTGCTGGCCGTGCATCCACTGAATCGCATACATGGCGGTGGTGTTCGCTGCACGAGTGGTGTTTACGATCTGCTCAGCCAAGAGCTGTTCGGATATGGAAACGATGTCCATTGCGGTCACCTTCAGTCGTTCGTCAATTCTCAAAAACTCGTCGTGGAGTTCGGCAAAACGCCGTTCGTCAAAGAGGCCCCAATAGGCCAAGCATTCGCGCTGCAAAAATTCGTTCTTGAGCTCCTGCTCCATGCGAACCACGCCATGAAGGGCGCAGTAATCGCGGACGCGCTGCACGTACAGGAACTCGGCGGATTCATCGCCGTAGAGGCGCTTGATCTTCGGGAGCAGGTTCTCGTCCAGCTCGAAAGCCTTGTCATAGGCCTTGCGGTACTGGAGGCGCCCGCCTTTGCCGTTGCCCTTCGGGGTCCAGGCGACGGTGCGACCGTTGGGGTAAAGAAAGCCGATGCTGTGCCCTATGCGCTGGGAGGACACGCCGCGCAGATAAGCCAGAACGTTGCCCTCTCCTACCGATACGTTGGTGGTTAGGTCGATACGTTCGATCTTGGCGCCGTCTGCCACGCGATCACCGGTCTTTGCACCGGATGCACCATCCCGCAGATCAACACGGGTGCAGCGGGTGAAGCCCGGCAGGCCGTACTCAGCCAGAAGCTGGTTGTAGACCGAGACACACTGCTCGATGGTCGAGAAGCCGAACAGGTTGTCCAGGCGCCCTACCCGGCTTGGGTTGCCTTCGACGCGGACTTTCCGACCCTGCACATGGATCGTCACCGACGTGGAATAGCTGGCCTCATGCTTGAACCGAGGCTGTCGGGTAGAGAGCACTTCATTGGTGTTCGTGTCGATTGTGATGGTCATCACATCGCACACAACCGGAAGGTCGTGCTGATGCTCTTGAGACACCGTTAGCCAATCGATAAACATCCCTGCTCCCCTCGATGCATGCATGCATGCAAATCACATTGAGGCGGAATGTATACGGTTGAACTTGCATGCGTCAACACAAATCACATGCATGCACGTATGCTGATTGACGGGTGTCAATATGGACCAATTGAAAATGCCAGCAACGATTCGCCTTACGAACGCCGAGCAAGAGGCGATCCGGCAAAAATGTATAGAAATCAACAAGTTACTCGTAAAGCGCGGCATGCCGCCGATGCGGGATAGCGAGCTTGTGCATAAAATCCTCGATAAATCAGTGCCTTACGTGCAGATCAATGCATCTGGCGACGTGGTGATCGAGAGCGAGTGACCCCGGGAATCCGGGGTAAAGTGGGGGTGTAACAGCACCCCCACCCCATTCAGCCAGGGAGAGCGTCATGGGATTGCAAGACAGAGACTGGTTCAACGAGCGAAAGCAGAAGCCGAGCAAGCCGCTAAAACAGCCTCAGCAAGGCTGGAAAAAGCCCCGTAGCGACAACTTCTGGACCGGGGTGGCAATGGCAGTAGTGGCGGTCGGAATCGCGCTGTACCGGCTGCTGTAAAAGCACGGCTGAACCATCGCAACTATCGTGACCTAACCGTCGGCGGTGCTGATGATCCTGGGAGAGCGGCAGAGAGTTACCCAGGAGCTGTTCCATTTGGGCAGATCGGGGCGCGGGTTGAGCTGGTGGCGGGACAGTAGGACGAAGATCGCGAGAAGCCCCTGGCGAGCCGTTGAGGCAGTCGGGGGCTTTTTCGTTGAGGGGAGATCGGCCGCTGCGCGGGTATCGTCGCGGTAACGACGAGGCGGTCAGTCCAGGGCGTGCAGGCGACTAATCGCCGCGAGCGGCGAGCTCGAGGATGAATTAAGGTAACGTTACCATATCTATGGTACGTGCGGGTCCGATAGCAACATGCAATTAGTGCATTTACGGTAACGTTACTATAATTAGAGCACGGACAACGAAACGGACCCTTCGCCATGATCGACCCAGCAGACAAGCAAACCCAAGCCCTCCCCCTGGACGAGCAGCCAGCCAAGCGCAAGCGCGGGCGCCCTGCTACCGGAAAGGCGATGACGCCCGCCGAGAAACAGCGAGCGTACAGGGAGCGACAGAAAGCGCAACGTTACGAAAAATCGGACAAGCACCAAGTGCCATACGAAGAAGTAGTTGCCATTGCCCAGGAGCTGGCGGAGCGCTGCAAAGCAGCAGAAAAGCGAGTTGAGCAGCTGGAGAAGCTATTGACGCAACGTAACGAAAAAGCGTCGAAAGGCCTGAGCTACCGAAAACTGACCGAAGCAGCGTTTGACCAGGTGCGGACAGTCCAAAAGGTTACAGACACAAACTCGGAAACCGCAAAGGCGTGGTCGTTCGGCGTATACCTTATGTGGCAATACCTAGCGCTCACGATGAACGTGCAGGAAGCGGCACTACAGGCTGATGAGGACAAACTGCGCGCAATGGTCGGCTTAAAAACTAGAGATCAAGAATAGACCGGCAAGCCTCTTGGAGCGCCGCTAGGCGAACGTCCAGGGCGTGGGCCTCTGAATCAATCTGTGCTACCCGGCGGCGCAGATCGCGGATCTCAGCAACAAGCCGGGGGTAGTCGTCGAGGATCCACGAAACCGCGTCAGAACCCTTGCGCCCTGGGGCGTAGAGTTCGGCGGTCTTGATGACATGGGATTCGAGATCGACGGCGCAGCGCAT